TTATATTACCAGCTTGTCCAACTAATTTTGCTAGTATATTACTTAGCATCTACTTTTTTATTTAAGTAGTCTTTTCCAGCCTTACTTAATGGCTTAAAGTTTTTAGGCTGTAAATCCATGTATTCTATTTCAGCATTAAAACATGGACATGATTTGAGCCACTCATCGCTAGTAATTTCCCCATCATCGTTCTTGTCAGGACTCAAATCTCTATGTCCAACAATTTTTGCTTTTGGATATTTAGCTTTTAACTGCTTTAATAACTTAATTAATAACTCTTTTTGTAGTGGGGTTCTAGTATCTTCTGGTTTTCCTGTTTCTTTATTTAAGCCACCAGAATAGCAAATAGCAATAGCATTCTTGTTATGGCCTTTCGCACTTGCTGGAATTCTATGCAATGGCCTTCCAGGTTCTATTTTACCAGTAATAACAAAATGATAACCTATATCACTCCAATTTCTTGGTTCTGCTTTATGCCATGATCTTATTGTTTCTGCATTTACAATTTTTCTAGTAGCACTACAATGAATATGAATTTCCTTAATTTCTCTCATCACGTTTTTTTCTAGTTTTTAATCTGTTTTTAGCATTTAAAATGAGTTTTTCTTCCATTCTAGCCACTTTTATTAGCAATTGTGTATTTTCTTCTATTAACGTTTGAATCTTTATTTCTAAGCCACCTATTTTATCTGTTAGTACCTGTATTTGATTAATGAAAACTTCATCTTCACGCTCATCTTTCTTAGCATTTAGGTCAAGTTTCTTTTTCCAAATATTCCAAATCTCTTTAATCCCTAAAGCAGATATTAATGCTACTAGCATTGTGTGGTCTTCCATTCTTATACCTTTTAAATTGTTCATTCTGGGTCTGGTGTACTCCAGTCGCTTGTTGCCATTAATGTTAATGCCTCTGTTTGATTCATTACATCACCAACAATAGGTAAACTAGAATCTGTTACAAAACTTGGCGTTACTCTATAGCTTAATAAACCTTGAGTATTGGCTAAATTTCTTCTCATTGACTGTGCGCTTTGCTGGTCAACTTGAGAGAATAAAACTAAATTGCTGTCTGACAATTCAATTACTATATAACTTTTATTATTCATTTTTTTTTATTTTAATATTTTACGGTTCAATAGGAGTTATCCCAAGCTCTAGTAATCTAGCTAACCAATCAGCTCTATTATTGAACTCTTCAACTACAGGTTGTCCAGTATCAATATCAGTTCCTTCAGGTGCAAATCCATAATGAACAATTGTTGAGTCTTCATTTCTAGCTATAAACCACGTGTCTTCTGTTGTTACTTGTTTCATTGGTTTTTAATTAATTATAGTATCACTTGATATAGTCCAGCCAGCGCCTCCGCTTGCTACTGTGCTTGTTAAAAAAGTTCTCGCAGCTGCCGCGTTAGCAAAATTACTCCCGCCTGATCTAGCATTGTCATATGTTCTTCCAGCTTGATTTGCTGCATTTACATTATAGGGAAAACCGTTTGTTTTAACTTGATTAGCAAAACCCACAAATGTATCTGTATAATTCTCGGTGCTCATTCCATTCGCGTAGCACATGTATGACATGCTTGTTAAGCCATTAGGCAAACTCAACGCGCCCATGTTTTGATTAAATGCAAAACTTCTTAAGAAATTACCAAGGTTTGTTGCTTTTGAAATATCCCAAGAAGAAATATCTTGATTAAAAGACGTACTTGCATTCATAAAACTTTGAAAACCAATTCCTGTAACGTTTGAAACATCCCATCCTGTTATATCCCCAACACTACCATCAACACCACTAATCATCGAGTTTATAGTTGTCGCACTACTCATGTCCCAATTTGATAAATCTATAGAGCCAGATGGTACACTGTCGTAAAACATATAAGAAAAATTTTCTATATTACTGACATCCCAACCTGTGAAATTAGTGCTACCAGGAAAAGGACTCACATAAAAAGCATAATGTATTTTAGTAGCTATAGACAAGTCTGGATAATCAGTTGCTGTAATAGTTAAGTTTGGTATATTTCTAAAAGAATTTGTAAGAGTAGCCCAAGTTGATTTACCCCAGTTTTGTAATTCTCTAATTTTAGCTTTATTAGCGGTTGTAGAACCGTTAAAATTAATAATAGTTGCACCTTTATATACTCCACCAACTGTTTCTCCAATTCTTATCGTGTAAGTTCCAGCTGTAGCGTATGCTGGGGAAGTATTGTTTGCGCCTGTCACATCTTGAAAACCTGCCCCTTGACCCCAGTCAATTCTAAATACACCACTACCTGTTCCTGGAAATACAAAAGTTTCACCAGCTCCCATTTGAACAGTAAATTGTAAAGAGTCATCAATAACAACAAATGGAGCTACGTCTTTTACTCTATCTAATACATCCATATTTTCAGATAATCCATTTGCTGTGCTATATGGAGCATTTCCTTTAATTTCTATTGAGCTAGTTCCTAAACCATTTGCTGAATATCCTGGACCATTTGTAATATCACCATTTGTCATACCAGTGCCAAAACTCGTAGCGTAATCAGTGCCTATTTCGTCTAAGCAACGCCAAAAAGAATTCATTCCTACAGTTTCAAAAGAACTATTAGAACCTAATTGCCACCAGCCTATTGGAGCAGTTCCTGAAAAAGTATTTAAGTTACTAGGAACACCTTGATTATAAATTTCCGTTATTTGAGCTTGTGTTAAACCAATATTCCACCTTGCGCAATTAGATAGCTGGCCATTAAAAGGGTTACTACCCGCATAACCTTGAGCTGCGAAAAAAATGTTAGATGTTGGGGCTAGTAAATTTCCGTTATAAGTAGTTGTGTCAGATTGTAAAACTCCATTTATATATAAATAAACATTAGTTCCATCCGCAACCCCTACTACGTGTGTCCAAGTGTTATCTATCATAGCTGTATCTTGAGTCACTGTTTTATATGTAAATCCAACAGCTTCAGCTATACGCATTTGAATTTTATTAGTAGTGGAAAGAAAAGTTAGATTCCAAGAAATTCCAGCAGCTGGTGCGCCTCCAGCATTTCTTACACCAAACACACCACCATAACTTCCAGCATTTCCAGTTCTTTTTACCCAAGCTGAAAGAGTAACTGTATTTGTGGCTGCTGGTATTGTAGCTGTTTTTAAATATTCAGTAATACCTCCAAAATCTAATGCATAAGGACTATATCCAGAAGTTTGCTGTAAATCGCTTACAACTAAGTTAGATGAAGTCATACCAGAACTTGTGCCATCGTTGCTACCAGCATAATCTTTTATTGTCCAGTTAGTACCATCAAAAGTGTCAGCAGCGTTTAGCTTCCACCAACTTACAGGACTTAAAGAAGATATGTCGTTTGGCGCGCCATTGTTGTAAATAGTTTCTATTTGAGCAGATGTTAAATAACTATTCCAAAAAGAAACGTTTGACATTTGACCATTTAGCCAATTCGCAAGGGATGTGTGTCCTCCTCCAATGCGTAAACCGTTTATAATATCACTCAAAGATTTAGTGCTTGTACCTGTAACAGTTATTGGTAGACTATCCCAATACATATTAAAAGTTGTACCATTTGTAGTTATTACAATATTATGCCAATTTGTATCAATTGCTGGAATTGCCCCTGAAGCAACTTCTAAATCTGCTTTCCCATTGTAAGTAACAAGTTGAATTGTAGTCGAATTAGAAAATCTTAATACAAAATTACCATTACTACCAAGTGTAAAATAATTTGGAGAACTTAAAAAAACCATAGCACTTGGGGATACCGTATTGCTTTTTAACCAACAAGAAAAAGTATAAATATTTCCAACTGTAAATCCTGATGTCAAAACACTTTGACTATTAGGTGTTATAAAATTAAAAACATAGTCACTTAAACTATTATTTGGAACTAGATAATTAGCTCCGTTATCTACTGACTGGTCACCTAATTGAGCATAATATATGGGAGCTGGACTTAACGACATTGGATTTGTAATAGCAGTTCCACCACCATAAAGAGTAGCTACTTGACTTGCTGAAAGCGCGTAATCAAAAAAAGTAACTTGGTCTGCTAAACCAACAAATGAAAAAGCGCCCGCTGGCTTTGCACCTATTGTGCTAATTTTAGTTGTAAAAGTTGTTCCATACCCACTTTGTGTACCTATAGAATTACCATTTTGAAAAACCTCAATACTATCACCATTTCTTACTAAAATTATATTATACCATTGATTCAATACCATAGAATTAGTAAATGTTTTGAAAATGGTGTTTATTCTTACATATATCGTTGTTGGTTCTATATATAATAAATAGTTACTCACTAAGCTGTTACCTATTAATACAATATTAGAGTTAACACTACGATTAACCCATATAGAAACAGTTGAATTTATTCCTAAATCAACTTCTGGAGATACACTTATAATATTACTACCACCAAATTCCATACAATAGTTAGAAACCTTGTTTTGGTTAGATTCGTTAATTATTCGCCATTGGTCATTATAGTAAGAATTATTGCTCATATTTTACATTCTATACCACGCTACTGGTGGTGTTGTTAATTGACTTAAATCTGCTGTTTTGTTTACTCCATCAACTACTGCTGTTGCATTGTAAATGCTTAATACTTCTGCATCTGTTAAAGCTGTGTTAAATATTCCTACTTCATCTATCAAACCATTCCATTTTCTGTTTTCGCTAAAGTTTTGAGCAAAACCCAAAAATCCAAACATACTAGCAAAATTTATAGTCTGATTAATACCTGAATTTGCTACTAAAGTAGTTGACTCAGCTCCGTTTATATATAATTTTACACCACTAAAAGTATTACCACTAACCAAAGTTCCATCATAAGTAAATGCAATATGCATCCAAGCACTACTAAGACTTGGCGATACTGTAAAAGTTCTAGTTGCAGCATTATCTATGCTAACTTTAATTGAAGAGGTGTTTTCAAATCTTATATCAAATGTAGTTCCAGAACCACCTATTGCAGCTGGAGCAAAATTTAACATCCCATTTCTAAAAACTGTACCACCTTGCCAATTGCACCACAAACTAGTTGAAAATTTATTCGTACTACCTAATACACTTGTAAAGTCTCCTAAATTTATATAACTCTCAATTGTTGGGTCAAATTGCATTGAATAAACATTACTTACTTGAGCTAACGCTGAACCACCACCAGAACAACCAGAAATGTCAGTATCTCCAGACCAACTTTGAGCAACAGAACTATCTTTTTGAGTTTGCCCCCAGCCAACGGTATTATTACAAGCCCCTTGCCCAAATCCTATGGTATTATTTTTAGCTCCTTTGCCCCAGTCACTCATATCTTTAATTTATTACCCATCCAGAAAAAGCTGCAATAGAAGAATCTGGGTTAATATCTGAATTTGTATTAGTGTAATATTTAGGAAATAATGTCGAAGCATTATCTTGCAAATAATCAACTAAACGATTAGTAAAATATTCTGCTGTAGTTCTTGTTTTTTGAATTAAGAAATCAACTCTGTTTTTGTCTAAAGCTGTAGCATTTTCAGGCTGTTGTGAGAATATACCAGCGTTTGTTATGTTTATACCAGCAAAAGGTAAAAACTCATTAAATGCCCAGTATATTAAAGCATCTTTTATATAATCATTTACTAATTTGTAATGATTAGGATTTAATGCCTCTGTTAAAGTTCCAGCTATAATAAATCCTTGTATTTCCTCATATAAATCAGTACCCAAATAATTTCCAATCTGTATTATTTGAGAGTTTTTAATATAAAATAAGAATTTGTCTGGATCGAGATTTCCGTTTATACTTGTAAATGTTACAATGTCTTTTCTAGTTATAAATAATGCTTCTGCCATAATATTTTAGTTTGGATAAGCCCCTCTTTTTGGCATATTTTCAGGAGCTTTTTTAGCTTGCTTAGAACCTGAAGGGTTGCGATCATATCTTTTAGGAATTTTTCTAGTCTTTTTATAAGCCTCTAAATTATTAGATGGTTCTGTGTTGCTTTCTAATCTGTAAAGTACTTTTTTGAAAATATGTCTACAGTAGATTCCGCCCTTAAAACGGAACAAATTATAGCTTTTTCCATTATGTCCTAATCTTTGATTTACGCCCTGTTCTGTGGCTCTATCAATGTCCTCAATTGTCCAAACAACATTTCTATTAGACATTCCCATCATGTTTTTGCAAAAATCTCTGGATTCGTTTCCGTCCTCCATTGGCTTTCTTGATCCAACAGCGTATTTGTATCTAATTTTATATAAACCATTAGGAGAATCTAAAACGCTAAAAACATTTCCTTTTTTCTTTGAGCTTATGACATCAGCAAATTTCTTAATCTTCGATAACAGCCCTTTTTTTTCTGTTATAAGGTAATTAGCCCAATCCTCGTTTTCATCGTCTGAATCCTCGTCTATTTCATCAACAAAGACATATTCTTCGCTCATCACTTCGCCTGACTCAGCTAAAGAACCTAAAACGGATTTTTCTTCTTCTTCTGTTAGTGATTCGTCTTTTGAAAATTCCTGTTGTTCTTCTACTTTAACCCCTGTTTCTTCTTCAATTATTTCTTTATCTAAGCCTTTGTCTATTTCAATAAATTCAAGTGGTTCAATAGTTTTAAAATATAGGCTTAAATTAATGTCTGCTTTTGAAAATATATCTTCTAAAGATTCAGTTATTAATAATTGGTAAGGCTTAATTACTATGTTATGAAATAGGTTAGAAGCGTTTACAATTTCATCTGCATTACTAGAAAAGCCATTAGCAGAACTTAAACCAAGTAATAAACCAGATGTTACTCGGTGTGTTAACATTATCATTTTCTTGCATTCTTCGCTTAAGTAGTTGTAATGTTCAGGCGCATCTGTCAAACTTACATCATCAATAGTTGCTTTTCCCTCTGCATTATTGTTAAAACTAACAATGACTTTTTCGCCATTTGATCCAGTTAATTTATCTAATACTTTGGTCTTAATTTCCTGTTGTTTTTCAATATCTGGGATTCCTGAATTGAAATTTATAATTTTAGTGCCTGAAAAACCATTTTTACAGTCGTTTATTAAGTAATCTGCAATCTCCTTTTCTAGGGTTGCATAACTTAACTGATAATCTATTGGACTGACATAAAAATAACCTGGTACATATCTTCTAATTATGTATAATTCGTTTTGTTCACCAGAGCCAAATACTGCAATTCTTTTTAATTTAGAACTTTTCCTTACTTTGCTCCAATCAGCTGCATAATAATAAGCCTCAATATCTCCATCTTCATTGCATACTTCCGGCCTTAGTGTTTCTCTTGGAAAATGACTGATTTTAGCCATCTTTCCTTTGCTATAACTAATCTGAAAAGCCCCTTCACCTAATAATTTAAGGTCTTGACATACGTTTTTTAAGTCTTTTGATGATAATAAAGACCTCATTTTAGCATATTGATCAGGCTTTTTGTTAGAATCTGTTGCATCTAAGCCTTTTCCGTATATCTGGTCAACTATTCCGTTAATTACAGCACTATTAGTGGTAGAGTCCATGTAAGCGTCTATAACCGCTTGATAATACATATTATCAGCACCTATGCCAACCCAGTCACGATTAACAACTTCTGTTACTTCTGGTCTCTGATATTCGTTTAATTCTACTAAGTGAACGTTACTCTCCATAATATACGTATTCGTCATTTCCTGTAGATGCTTCTACATATATATTTTTAGATATACTAAAAGTGGAAATCGTTTGATTTGTGCAAAATATTTTATCTCTAAACTCTAAAGTGCCATCAGTTAAGTTGTTAATTTCTAAAGTGTAAAAATTAGCTTCCAAAAGAGGCTCTGATAAATCATAAGTATAATAATATTTTAATTCTGTAAAAGTGGCTGTGGAGTCTGTATAAATCAATTTATTTTGTTGTTCTGATGTTATTTTTAATTCATATGTTTTACTACCTAAAAAATTAACTCTAGGTATTGTATAAAATTTTCTGCTTCCTGTTGTTGTTACTATTTGCATTTAATATTTTTAAAAAAAAAGGCGGTTAAAAATTAATCTACCGCCCTTTTCCATTCCCCTGTCCAATGCGTAAGCAAAGAACCCACTAAAGATTTTTTAACTATTTGTACCTACTACAACAGTTGTAATACCAGAAATTGTACTTAAACCAGCAAATGGATTGGCTTCAGTTGCTCCAGAAATAAAATTCGGCAAAAGTGGCTCACCAGCAGCCATACCAAGTGTATAACCCGCCATATCACCAAATGCAGCTCCCGTTACAGCAGTACCAGAACTAACTGAACAGCCATGGTCTTTCCCAACTAAGAAAAAGTTATTGTTCATATCCTGTACTATAATTCTAGGACGGCCAAAACTTAATAATTTTACTTGTACGTTATCTTCCTTAGTTAATTTATGTAATACTAGATTTAAAGTAGATTCGAAAAAAGTAGTTCCATTTTCTGGACTAGATACAATATTAGTTTCTAAAGAATTTGCTCCTTTTAATTCGTATTTATAAAGGCTAACAGCAGCACCAGAAGCCGCAGCATCAGTTACTTCGTCAGCAGTTAAGGTAAATGAACTTAATTCGTCATAATCACAGAAATAAACATTTTGGATACTTCCTAAATTATCCTTGCATGGCAATAAGCGTCCAGCCGAGAGATCGCAACTCATATTTTTTAGTTTTAAAAAGGGGAGTATTACAACCCCCCATTATTATTAATTAATTAACTGTAGTAAGTAACTTCTTCTAGTAAACCTACTTGAACACCAGCTTTCCATCTTGCAACAAATCTCACATTTTGATCGCCTAAACTGTCGCTTGTGTCGATTAATCTTATTTCTGATAAATCTTCTAGTATTCCACAACCATAATAAAGGTTAGATATAGTAGTTGCTACCATGTCATTTGCTGGAAGCCCTGGAGCTAAAAACACTTGAACACCATCGTAAGTAAGGCCAGATTTTCCATCCCACCATTGAGTCATTTTGTTGTCAGTACCAGTATTAGTTATTGAAAAACCGCCAAGCGCTCTGATGTATGCTTGAAAAATTGAAGAACTTACATAAATTCTTAAATCCTCTTGTCCTAATAATGCTGGACTGTTTAAAGTAACATTATCTAAAACTTTCGCCATTTCTCCGATTACGTTTGCAGCAGTTACCGTAGTACCAGTTACAACCGCACCACCAGCCAAAGAGCTAGCACTTGCAGCTAAAATAGTTGTGATTCCAGCAAATTCTCCAGTTGTGGCCGCTACTCCTTGCCATATTGTGTTCTCCATTTGAGCAGCAATCTTAGCAACATAATATTGAACGATAAAATCAGAAAATGAAGCTGGTAAAGCAACATCATTTACTGACGCTTGCATTTGTGCAGCTTGCCAAGTTTGTGAAAAGTTTTTTACACATTCCGTTCTATTTACTTGATATTCTTCGACTTCTAATACTCTTTCAGTAAGCGTTAAATCTCCGCTGTCTGTATAATCACAAGTAGCATCCACTATAAGTGAACCGCTTAAATTTGCTTTTTGTATTACTTCTTTATAAGCTACATTTGGGAATATTGTCATTCCTCCGTTTTCAAGTGTTTTACCACTTAATAACATCGCACGAATATATTTATCTTTGAATTCCCCCGAATAACTGGTTGTTAGATTAAATGCCATTTTGTTTTTGTTTTGTTTTTAATTGTTTAGTTTGTTGTAAATCCTATTTTGTAAAGTGTCTGGATAGGTTCTAATTCCATCCATGTTTTTTAGGCTGTTTTTAGTTTCGGGGTTGTGTTTAATTGGAGTAGCAGAAAGCTCCTCTTTATTCTCTTTAGAATCTTCTTTGATTTCTTTCTTAGAATCTTCTATAATATTTTCTGTAAATTCTTCTTTTACTGTGCGCGATTTTAACGATCCGTTATCCGTAACCGTCATGTCAACATCAGTCTTGTTTTCTTTGTCTGCTTTTAGGCTTGCGACCGCTATTTCGAGATTTTCGATTCGCTTTTGCATACCAGCCCAGTCTTGAACATCAGCTTCTTCAGCTAATTCTTCTACTACTGCAACAGGTTCATCTTCGACTACAACTTCGTCTTTAGCTTCAACGATTTCTTTGATTTCGCCTTCAACTTCAACGTTTAAAATTCTTCCGTCCTCTAATTTGTATTCTCCGACAGGTAAAGCGATTTGAACATCATCCTCACCTTTAATAAATATAGCTTGTCCAGCTTCGAAAATTTCAGATACTAAAACAGTTCCATTATCAAGAACCATTTCTTCTAGTTTTATAGGTGTTTCAGCTAGTTCAACTCCTATAATTCCTTTGATTTTATTTAACATTTCATTAGCCTTCATATAATAAAGACTATGAAATATTAAAAAAGGGTCGTTTTTATCCCTTGCCTATTCCTTGCGCTCTTAAAGTGCCATCACAGCATTTAACGTTGTATGTATTGTTCTTGCATAGACATCCACGCCTACTATTTCTAGGGCTTGAACTGCTAGGAGTTTCGCCAACTCCATATGATTTATTGTTTTTCATTATAATCTTCTTTTATATGCTTTTCGCAAGGCATAAACCAATCTTTTCCTTCAAAATTATGAGTGTGAAAACCTACACAACCTATATTTTTAGCCATTTCTTCGGCTTTTTCTTGAGTTGAATATCCTAATCTGTCATCTATTATGGCAAAATCATCATTTACTACAGTTGACATTAGTTTAACTTCCTTAAATAGGTTCTTTATTTCTTCAATCTTTGCTTCTGATTCATCAACTACACTCATTTTTTCTTTAATCTCCCCCTTTGAGGCGAAAAAACCTTCAATACTAAAACCCTTTACTTTCTTGCTCAAAACATATTCTTGCCAAACGTCATCATTATTAACTTTCATGGTTACCATCCAAGTCCCCTCTGGTACATCTAAACCATATGCTTTTGATTTATCCATGTTTTTATCTTCTACTAGCCATGATTCAACAATTGTCATTCCTTCAATCTCCATTTTATGCTCTAACGTTGCGTTGTTTTGATTGCCATTCATAAAGAATAATTGACTAGCTTTTTTTACTGTTTCTTTTGAGAAATAAACATAATATTCTTTGTCATTTTCTTTTCTGTAAATTGGTTTGTCTGGAATTAATGCAGCACCCATTAATAATTTTTGTTCTTTATCAACTTGAGCTAATTGTATTTCTTGTTTTGCCATTGCGATAAAATCGCTTTCAATTGCCCCTGATTCTACTATTGAGATTGCTTCGATTCCAGCGTTTTCGCTTTCTTCGTCTAATAATAATTCTATTATTTCCATGTGTTTTTTTTTGTTTTTATTTTTAAAATGTTGCTGTTTGAATTGTGTTATTTTGCAATTGTTGTGCTGTTGTTACAGCTCCAGCTACTACAAATGCTTGCACTGGTTGTTGACCTGACAACGCTGTGGACAGTTGATTAAATCCAGACTGACCCACAACATTAAAACTAGGTGGTTGAGAAGTTCCAGCACTAGGAGGGCTAGAGGGAGCAGATGGAGTGTTTCCTCCAGAACCCCCACCAGATGGTTGAAATTTTGTAGATGCTATTGTTGCTACTTGAGCTGCTCCAGCTATACCCATAGCAATTGCAGCAGCATAATTAGTAAACGTTAATATTTTTTTAGGATCAGATAATTCACCCATAATACCCATTGAAGTAGATATTAATACTTGTGCAATTCCTAGGGCTTTATTAATTTGAAAAGCCTTTTTTGCTCTTTGTTCATCTTCTCCAGCACTAGCGGTTAAGATTTGACTTATAGAGTTTAAAACTGATGCTGTTGCTGCTAGTACTTTTAATTGATTATCTATTTTTGTTTGTGCTAATTTGTCAGATTGTTCAGATAATAAATCAGTTGCTGATGTAGTTGCCGCTAATCTTTCCTGATTGTATTTATCCTCAATTGCTAAAGAATCAATTTGTTGTTGTTCTTGTAACGCTTTTTCTAGTTCAGCATTACCATCAGCTAACGCAAATTTAGCATCATATTGTTGAGCTAATTTATAAAGCTCCTGTTCTTCTGCTGTGTTTTGAATTTCTTGAAGTAGCTCATATTGTTTATCTTCTTTTTCAATTTCCTTAATATCTGCTGCATTTTGCAAAGCCTGAATAGCTGCAATTCTTTTATTTTCTGTAATTATAGCTTGATCTGCAATTTTTTGTTTTGCATCAATTACAGCTTGCGCCTCTGTTTTTCTTTGTTTTGCAGCTGCTTTTTCTTCATTTCTAAAAGTAGTTAATGAGGTCTGAAGTCTTTTTTGCATCCTAAGTTTTGCAGTTTCTAACTCTATTAGTTTTGCTTCTAATTGTGCAACTTCGTTTAAATCGTCTTTTGTGGATTTACCTAAATCATTTTCAGCTTTTTTAGCTTCAAATCTTAATCTTGCTGATTCAATTTCTTTGTTAGTTATTTCTTCTTCAATTGCGGAAGCCTCTTCTAGAAATTTAATTCTTTCAGTAACAGCAAATTTGTCTCTTTGTTCTGCTTTAAATCTTAAGTCAGCATTTTCTCTGTTTGCCTTTGCTCTTTCTACAATGTTTTTCCTGTCTATTAAATCGGCTTTTGCTCTATCATCAGCAATTTTAGCAGTAATACGTGCTTCTTCTTCTAGTTTTTTTATAAATGCCTCAGTTTGTTTAATTGCATCTTGTGTTTTTTCAACTATATTTTCAACACCTAAAACAACTTTACCAGTTGCATTTGCTGCCACTCTCCCAGCTTCTGAAAATTTACCTTCAAATAATAATGTTATTGCCTTACCAAGTTGTGGTAATAATTCAACTAAACCTTCTAATCTGTTAGTAATATTTTCTTTTATTAAAAGTGCAAAATCTTCAATTGCTTTCTTTGGGTCTGTAAATGCTTTAATTATTGCCTCTCCTAAATCAGCAAATAAATCTAGCACCTCATTTATAACAGACCCTATTACAGCCATTAACTTGGAGAACTTATTTTGACCAGCTTCACTTCTAGTAAACGCTTGTTGTAAAGCAACCACAGCAATTAATAAAGCTCCAATTCCAGTAGCAATTATAGCTACTCTAAGACTTTTAAAAGCCTTTATTACATTTCCAATCTTGCCTTTTAAAGCTCCAAATCTACCAGTCGCTCCACCTGTAATAGTATTTAGACTTTCTTGTGTGTTTTTAGCTTCTTTACTTGTGTCTTTTAAATCTTTATTAAGATTTTTTACATTTTTATCGGCTTTATCCGTTTTAACTACAAGTTGAATTATCTTAGTAATCATTCTTTTCCATTTTTATTTGTTGTAAACCCTCTTTAATTGTCATTGGAATTTTATTAATACCTAAAGCAATATTTACATTTTTACTGTATAGCTTATTTTCTTTGCAAAATTCTAAGGCTTGAAATATTATCTTCATGATGGTTGGTTTAATAGTTCAAATGATGTTTCACCACTTTGTAGTTTAGTTGTCATTTTGTTTATTGTGTAAGCTCTAGTTCCTACAACTATTAAATCATCTAAGGTTAGATTTAACAGTATTTTTAAAGGAAGTATTGAATTGCATTTATAGATTCTAGTAGCCTTGTTAAATACTCTTGTTATATAGTTTGTGTAATAGCTTTGAAATAAGCTGTTATTAATACCGCTATAATCTGTTAATGTGTAAGTGTTTATTTCACTACCAAAATTCAAATTGTATGTTGGTGGAGTTGCTGAAGTTCCTAATTCATTGCAAACACTTGGAATCCAATAATCATTAATAGAATAGTTTGTTCCAGCTGGACATAATGCAGCATAAGTTTCAGGTCTTGTGCTTTCTAAAAAATTAATAGGATTTTGATTTTGTTGATTTATCCCATAAAATAAAAGAGGCTGTCCAATACTGGGATTCATGTCATCGTCCAAAAAGCTACCTACTTGCACAGTTGAAAAAACATTACTTGTTTTATCTTGTAATCTTTCAAACAGCATTTGCCCAAAAGGAAGAGTTATTTTATATTGATTTCTTTTGCTAGAATCGCCTATGTAACTAAGCTCACCATATCTTCTATTGTTTTGAGTTAAAAAAGTCTGGGCTAGAATGCTTTTCGGTTCGCTATATTCTAAATCAACATTGCCAAATGGTAAAGCCTCATTAACTGAATGTTGGTCTGTCTTTGTATATTGGGTAATATCGTGAGTATCTCCACCAGCATAATAAGCATCTAATG